CAACCGGGGCAACTGGGGCAACTGGGGCAACTGGGGCAACTGGGGCAACTGGGGCAACTGGGGCAACTGGGGCAACTGGGGCAACTGGGGCAACTGGGGCAACTGGGGCAACTGGAGCAACTGGAGCAACTGGGGCAACTGGGGTAGGAGCCAAAGCAGGCGCAACAGAAGTGTCTGTTGTTACGGGGGCCACGGCCTCCAACAATGTACTCACAGGAACAGGAGCAGGTGCCGCTGGTGTTGGCGCTGGAGCCAAATAACTGGAAACATCAGTCTGGAAATTTGCCAATGCGCCCTTGGCAATATCAGCGTCAGAGTAGCCTTGAGCGCGAGATGCAGCAATGGCGCTTTGAATTTGGTCAGCCGTGTACGTCACCGGAACGGGGGCCGCAGGCACAACAGCCTGCTGCAATGGGCTCAAAGGCGCACTAGGCTGCACAGGCTCATCGCCATAAAGTTCTTCAAGGTCAGTTACTCTCATCGTCTCATGCTCATTGAGTTGGTGAAGGCAAAGGCCCAATCCTGCCAGTTCTCAAAGAGACGGGAGTCTGGTACGCCTGAACTGCCAAATAAACCTATTCCGCTCAGGCCGTCAACCCACTCGCGCCAACGAGTCTCTTCCACCGTGCCAAGCTGCTGGGCACCGAAAAGCTCATTGGTCAATGCGCACCAATAATCCCACTCCATGTTTCGGGGATCATAGGTCGTCATGGGTTTCCTGTCGAGCGTGTATCGCCTGTGGTTATAGACAGTATTACTTTGCCGGTCTCGTAGTTCCCATTGAACGTATTGGACTCGAAGTGCAGTCTAAGCTCACGGCGCTGTTCCCGCATGTCAACCTTCAAAGTGGTTGAATCAAAATAAAACGGGTCAGAGGCCTGATCAACATCATCGGCGTAACCTTTACCTAGCACCGTCACACTCATTTCACCGCTTTGTACAAAGTCAGGCTCAACCCTGTCAATGCGGGTCCAGACGTTATCCCCCGGCTGGGTCGTCGAGCCCACCAAGTTAATCATGGAGCCAATGGTCGTGGTCTCAAAGAAGCTCTTAACCGCGTTTACGTTGGTCAAATATATTTGATCGGTACCGTACTCGTGCTGCCAAATCGTGTAGGTCGTGATATTCAAAGCACGAGATGTCAGCGGCGTGGAATATGTATTGCTGACGGTATAAGTTCCAGCGCCACCTGAGCCCGAGCCCAAGGCGGTAATGTATGTGTTGGTTGAGACACCAGTTCCTGTTACAAGCTGACCAAGGGAAATGGTGCCTGAGGCAACTGCCGTGACGGTCATTGTCGTACCAGTAATGCTGGCCGTGAATGATGCACTGATCAATGGAGTATTGTCAGCCCACAAAGGCTTTGGGAAAACCTCAGAAAAGACGCCAGAGCTTCGGCGTGAACCAAGAGCCGTTCCGGCGTCATACCAAGACTTTTCGCGCACGTTATAGATGATCGCATCGTTGCACTCAGTAGCATCGCCCTTGGGGTAAAACCACCATATCTCGCCCCATCGAGGGACCTTGGTAGCCCACACCTTCTGCCTCTGATACATATTTATGTTGTCAAAGAAATAGTTTTGGTTGATGCCATTAGGGATTTCCTGCACGACACCTTGGTACGCTAAGAATCGGTCCACGCCAATCCAGTAGTAGATGCCGTCATACTCAATGACGCACTGTGACGACATGATCGAGCTTTGGCTGCTGATCAGGTCATAGCTCCAGTACAGAGTAGAGCCGCCTGCCGAAGTCGGTGAAAAGCTGACGCGAATCAAAGCATCAAGCGCCCAAAACAGGCCGCTTGGGGACGCCGTACCGCCACGCAATGGTAGACCCTTGACAATCTTACCGGTCGACACGTTGTTGGCATTTGCAATAGGAGAGGCCCAGTCTTGGAAGTTGCCAGCGCCAGAGTTCTGGATTAATCCATTGTTGCCGTACACAAACAAGTACGGGTGGATCATCACGCAGCCACCAGAAACCGATATGTTGTTGTCGAACGTGACCGTCACCGACCCGGTAGTCATTGAAGCCGATGATGTGAATGTAGTGGTCGCGCTTCCAGCAAATGAAACTGGAGTCACAATGCTGCCAACCGTTTGAGATACGCTGATTGTGTAAGTACCTGCATACCCGATGCCGCTGCCTAGGGCTGTGATCGTGGTGCCAGCAGCAACGCCTGCGCCTGTAATCGTTTGACCCACGGCAATAGCGCCCACAGTGATTGTCACCACCGTTAGTGTTGTGCCGGACATGTAACCGGTCATGCTGGCACTCACAACGATTGACACGGAGCTTAATGTTGTCCCCGTGGTGATGCCGGTTCCGCTGATGGTTTGGCTTACGCCAACCAAGGCGTTATTGCCGTTGATGATTCCGGTGGTGCCGTTCAAATACGCAGTGGCCGTAAAAACGCCCACCTTGGACATGGTGAGGCTGCCTGTGCTACCCGGGAAAGCGCCAAACAGCACCGGGGTGTTGACCGTTGAGTCAATCGCGCTTAGGTTCTGTCCGGGATGACCGATCAAGTTGTTGTTAGCGCCACCTGTGGAGTCGTAGCCAATATCAAACTGCCAAAGATTATTCAGGTTGCTGCTGAAGTTGCTAAGGGTGTATTGATAGGGTCCGGAGCCCACGCCGTCGTCGTTGTCAGTTAACCACTGCTCCAGACCATTGGCATTTCCTGAAACAACATAGTTGATTCCGTTCGTGGAGGTCATTTGCATGCCACGAGACACGCCAGTTGCGTTCAAAAAGATGGCTTTGTAACCACCTATTTTTCTGGGACGCCCACGCTGAAACCGGACCCACTGGCCGTCCACGCACATTGGTGAGTCGAACTGGGTTCCGTCCCGCTGGATACCAGCGGGAAAATTCATCGCAATGACTTTTGAGGTCAAAACGTGCCCCCGGAGATGCCATTGGCAACATAGAGGCCGGAAGATGAAAGAGAGGCGCCTTGGACGCCGTTAATCGCAAATCCAATCGTGTTACTGGACGGCAAATAAAAACCAGTGCTCAAGTTTCCAGAAAAGTTAATAGATGGAGACGTTACCGATCCCACATTGGCAGTAAATGTGCCGGATGTAGCGGTATTGCTGGTGGTGCTGTATACATTGGTTCCATCGGAGACCACGAACGCCGTCTGACCTTGATTGACAACTTGAGTTGTTCCGACACCCGCCGTCTTGAACGTCAATGTGTAAGCGCCAGTTGTTCCGTTGGTCAAAGAGTAAAGCTGCACGGTAGAAGGCAGAACAACAATACAATTTGAAGTCAGGGCGCCGTAGTACTCCTGAATGATGTTTGCTCCCTCGGCTGAGGTGAGCGTCACCGTTCCTCCTGTGACCGTCTTAACCAACTGGGTAAACGCAAACGTGCTAGATCGTCCATATGCGTATGTATTAAACCCGGTGGAACCGTTAGAGACAATTACCAAAGACTCGGTTAATTGCAATTGTTGGCTTGCATTTCCGTCAATCGTGTCTGTGCCTGACGGTGTTAAGGTCAAGATTCCGGTGCCGCTGTTACGGATGATTGAAAACCAATTATTTCCAAGCGCAGATGAAGAAGGAAAGGTGATTGTTCCAACGCCCCCAGCCCAAACAACAAACATGGCCCGGTTTGACACGGAAAGTGTGGCGTCTGAGTAGAAATTGTTGACGTTGTAGGCCTGATTCAGAGTCAGGCCAATTGGCGTCAAGCCATAACCAGCAAGGGCGCTTGCGTTGGCAGACGACGTTCCAGCGCCGAACACCACACTGGCCCATGTGCCGTTTACTGTCGTGTTGTTGGTCAGGAAAATAAACTGAGCAATCCCAGAAGTAATAGCAATAATAGTATTGCCAGAATTGTCCGTGACTGTGAAGGTGTTTGAACCCACATTGCGAACGAGTACAGACTGTCCAGTAGAGACCTGAGAAGCAGGAGGCAACTCAAGAAGCAGGCCAGTAGTAGTAGCAGTGCAATCAATGATGCTACTTGCAGGAGTATTGTCGTTGCCGTTAATAGGCCACTCAAGGGTCGTATTTGCGCTGATTGAAATTGATTCATAGCTGACGGACGATGGAGAGATCGTCTGGCCGGTAAAGGGATTGACATAGCTGGTCATAATTAAGAGTCCTGTGCAACGGCGGAGCGGTCACCAATACGCAGCGTATCTTCTGTCTTCAGTGCGGTCATGGCTTCGGTGAATAATTGGGACCAAACGGCAAGCCGGGTGTCGTCCTTCAGGAACGGTGCGGTCTGCTTCAAGGTGCCAAAAAGCATGGCATTTGGGGCATTCTGGGTGAGCCAGTTTGTCTGGTTCGATGACGACAGCGGCTCAAGCCGGGTGTAGCACAAGGCCTCAAAGGCAAACGCGCTGCTGGGGGTTGGCGCCACGAACCAGTGGTCGTAGTCGTAATCGGCGTAATACAGCGGGGTTCCCGTGGCCGTAACGTCAGGTGCGTAGGTGTTCAAGTACTCCAGCTTGCGCAAGAACATGGGCTGCTTGGAGCCGCTTACCGCAAGGGTCATGGAGACGGTTTTGCGCCAGCGTGCTGGTTTGGCAATGACCGGGTTACCGACATTCATGGTGCCATCGGCGACGATCATCTGGCCCAAGGTCTTGATCTCTTGGGCTATCTCGAACTCGGCCATGGTGATGGCCGTGGGAATGAAAGCTACAACGGCGGCGTCGCTACGCTCCAAATACTGGAGGACCAGACTCGTAAGATTGTCGTAAGTCAGAACGTAGGACGGTGTGGTCATCGGATACCCTATGAAAGAAAAAGAGCCCGTTCGTCGATGCGGCGGTTTTGCAGCCCTTTAAGGATTTTACCCCCGCCCATGCAATACTTCAAGAACTCGTCCGCAGCGCCCGCCTTATCCCCGCGAAGCAGCTTTTGGCGAAGCGTAGAACGCTGGAGTGTCCCAAGGCCGCAGTTAAAAGAGAAGCTAACAAGCCCATCAAACATACCTTGTGTAAGGCTGACAGGACAGAATTGCTCGACCCCGCGCTCAAATCTAGCCAAATCTGCTGCAAGTATTGCATCTACTTCCTCCATAGGGAAAACCCTATCATCTTCTGGGCGCAGGGGGAACCCATCCCGCTGCTCAAGTTTTAGCCTGCCCTGCTCAGGGTAAAGCACATGGCCCACGCCAATTGTCCAAAGACGGGCGGGGCAGCGATACGCACGTTGCCGAGTACCTTCATGGTGCTTGATGGCCCCCAGTGCTTTGGCAGAGACTTTCATTTGCCAAATGCCCTGCCGCCAAAGTGGAACGCCACAATACTGGCAAACAAGGCTTGGGTGTTGGAATCCCAAAGACGGTCAGCCAAGACAGGGAATTCAACGCCGTGGTTGTAGCCGTAAATGAACAGGCCGATATCCACAAACACCAGCAGGAAGAAGAAGCCTAAGGTGATGAAGGAGCGCACACCGGCCCGCAGGTTCTTCATCCACTGGCTGGTGCCCTCGTTCAAGGACTCGTCGTGCTCGTAGATGGCTTGCATCTCAGCAACTTGGGCGTTGACCAGATTCTCGTTGCCCTTGGCAGTAGTCTCCATCTCCAGTTGGGCGCTGTGTATCTGCTCTATACGCTCCTGTGCTTCAAAGCCAGCCTTGCGTAGCTCTAACTCCCGCTCAATCTGCATCCGGGCCAAATCCAGTTCGTGGCGTTTGTCCTGCCGGTCTTGGAAGAAATCCAGCAGTTTGGGAAGGCCGCCCATAAGGAATGAGATCAGTGTGGATAGGATAGTCAACATAGTCACCCTTTCAATTCAAAACTTAAATTTGTATGCCGGGGGTATTGCACAACGCGCTCCCCTTCAGGGCATTTGTATTTGATGGTCGCCAGCAAGGTTGCTTTGCCGCTGGCAATCTTCTCTTTTCTCACCATTGTGAGTTCGTATGTAAACGTGTCAATCTCCGGGCCTGCTGGGCCGCTGAACTTGCTTGCGGTGGTGGTTGCCTCATGCACCATGCCTGCCGCATCACGAATGCTTGGCGTAAAACTTTCAACAGAACAGTCGTCCCGTTTTTTTATTCTTGCAACCGTGACAGTAATGGGCTTTCCAGTATCTGCCACAATTTTAAAATTCTCTGGAGACCATTCAATAATGGCTCGGTCAAAAAAACCAAACTTGTCGGCAAGCGTGTAACTGCCACCTAGCGCGGCAACGCTTGCGGCAACTGCCCCAATGGCTTTGGTAAGGTCAATCATCTATTTCCCCATCAAAAGTGTTAACCACCAAAAAGACAGGCCCAAAACCAAAATGGCAATTGCGCCGCCGAGGAGCCAGTTTATGAACTCGTCCAACTCCTTCTTCTTAGCCGCTGCGTTCTTCTCGTCTAGGATTTCCTGCGCCTTGCGCTTCTGGATAATGTTGTTGCGCTCAATCAGTAGCTGCTGCCAAGTATCAGCATGGCCTGACATCACCATCCAGTTGTTCAGTTCCTTCTCAGCGTCATTTAGCATCTTGGCCTGCATGACGATCTCAAAAGCTTGAGCCGTATCCGACTTGGCAAACGTGCTCTTAGGCTGGGACGCCGCCTTCTGCACTACATCCTTAGCCTCAAAGAATTTCATGGCCTCGCCAGTGATGGCGTGGATGTCCTTGCCCAGCTTGATAGCTGCCTGCACCCCCTTAACAGCCGCTTGGGCAGCGGCAAAGGCCGTTATGGGGTCTAGCAATTTTTACCCCTTGTGCATCCAATGCGTCAGGTAGCCGATGACAGTAGAGACAGCCGAAATTATTGCCATGCCGACCCACAGGCCACCACGGCCCTGATTCGCTAGGGCCAGTAGTTCTTCCATGCCTGTCTCCAGCTTGTCCACCTTCTTGTCAAGGTCTTGGACTTTTTGCCAGAGCACGCCGTACTTAACTGGGTCGATTTCAGCACTCATGATTACGGCGTCGTGGTATCAGTCGTCTGCTCTTGGGAAGCGTTGGGGTCGGTAAACACGCCGTCGGCGTATGTCCAGCCAGCCTGCACATCGTCGGCGCAGGACACCATCTGGGCTACCAGATCGGGGTGAAAGCACTGGGTGATGGCGAACCCTTCGGGGGGCACACAGATTTCGGCGACCTTGCCTTCATTAATTCGTGCGTACTTCATTTCAATACTCCACCGTTACAAAACCTTTAGCCCCGTTTGTCGTATTCCCTGAGCCGCCGCCGGGAAAGCCGCCAATGCCGACAAAGCCAGCGCCGCCGCCGTTAATACCGGACACTGCATTCGCGCCGCCACCACCAACGCCGATGAAATCAAGCGACCCGTTCGTTACCATACCCGATGTAGGGAAAATGGATACCGTGGTGGATTGGTATTGAGCGCCGCTTCCAAATGCACCGTTACCCCCTACGTTACCCGCAGTGCTACTGCCACCACCGCCAGCGTTGCCGCTTGACCCAGAAGCCGTTGATGCACCGCCAGCACCGCCCGTTCCAAACATCCCACCAACGCCGCCACCGCCGCCAGAAGAGCCGCCACCAGCCCCGCCATTGCTGTTGATATCGCCGCCAGTGCCAGCGCCGCCAGCACCAGATAAAACGCCACCAGTGGCAGAACAATACGAACCGAAGGATGAGGATGCACTGGCAACGGCTCCAACAGTAACAGCAATTGACAGGCCGGGAGTCAACCCGGTGATTGTGCGCATTGAAAATCCACCTCCGCCACCCCCTGTACCTCCGCCAGCGCCCCAGACACGGACACGGACGTTAGAGACATTGGGTGGGACGACGAAGGTGCCAGAGGCTACATACCCCGCCACTTGCCCGTTCCCAAAAACCCCAGTGATGGGGTTGGAGATCACATTAGTTGCGACTGGTATAGCCATTACACATTCCCCTGTAGATTGACGTTGCGGTTAAGCTGCGTGCCCTTGGCCCCGAAGGTGACCGGCGATGAGAAGTCGAACGACTGCGCAGTTGCCGTAGCGGGGTAGTTGCTGTTGAGGGTTGCGCTGCCGTTGATGGTCACATTGCCAGAACCTTTTGCAGGGCAATCCGATGCAGCAACACCAAGCAGGTAGTAGCCAGTCGAAGGAGCAAGCGTTTGCGATGGGTTAGACGCTGTAGTGCCCGCAACCAAGGTTATGTCATACGGCTGAGAATCAACATTAATGATTGTGAATGCGGGGTACTGGGAGGTGGTAATGTAGGTAAAAATCATCACCGTGCCATACAGTCCAACCAAACGGAATCCGCCATATGAGTTGGTGGATGTCATATCGCTAATGGTAAGCGTGGTCACGGTTCCAGAGCCACTGGCTGCCCCGGACTGATAAATGTACTTCAAAGTTTTACCGGCCATCGTTACTGCTGCATGTACACGGCCCCCAGCGCATGGCGCACCAGCAACCGGAAAAGAATCTGGGGTTGCATAGGTACCGGCCGTAATAGTTGTGCCTGTAATAACTTCGCTGTTGTTCAAAGTTCCTCGTAAAGTTCCAACAGTCGCAAGGAGTCCGGTGGTTGTACTAGTGCGGGGTATTAGCGCCGAACCATTTGCCGCTGCGACAGCTTTAATGTCAAAGGTAGTACCCATTGCTCCTGAGTTAAGCACGCCGCCTTGTGTAAACGAGTTAGACTGATCCACCGCCTCGTAATAAGAGTACATGTTTTGGACGGAGGTACCTGTGTTGTTAAACGAATAAGTAAAGCCAATCGGGGTGTTGGTGACCGTAACGGATTGCGCTGAGGTCGCAAGCACGAGCGTGCTGCTTACAGAATTGGTTCCAGTATCAGTGTATATCGCGTAGTGTGGTTGGTTACTAACCAACGCAGCCAGTACGAATCGCCCTCCCGACAATGGCGCGATCGCGATATTCTCTACCATGCCGCCTATCGAGAAATTAACGGGGACAGCGCTAAACGTGGTTAAAAGGGCGTAGCTGGTGGAATAAACTTTAAAGGCTAACGTTGATCCGCCTGTGCGGTAAGCAACAAGCAATTTGCCGTTTGACAGTTGGGTAATTTTGTACATCCCGCCTACGCCTGCCGCATGACCCGTAAGAAAAGATATAGTTGTTTGCAAGACCATGGACACGTTGTAAATTGCAATTTTTACAGTGCCAGAAGATGCTTGCCAATACATTATGGCCACACCCCCATTGGACAACGGGCACGCATCCATAGTATCGGTTGTAAACGCCTCAATAGTAGTTCCAGCCGTAATTGTTCCGGTCGTGTTGGCGACGGTCGTTGTCAACAAACCGCTGGTTGAAGCGTAAAACGCCGCGCCAGTTGTCGATGAATTGCCGGGAGCGTAGGCCGATACTGGTTGCGCGGCGGTGTTGCCCATGGTCTGGGTGCTGGACTGATTGGGCACCACCTTGTAGGTAGTTGGGCTGATGCGCGTTCCAATCAACACGCAAGGTATATTCGCGGTAGCAGAACTAACATTCAAACTGAAAATCATCGAGTTGATATTGTGGATGTAATTCGTAGTGCGTACAAACACGTTCCAATTTTGACTTCCGGTGTTTCCTATTGTGTTTAATAACACAAGTGGGTTGGCGCCTGACAAAATCACACCAGCGGAACTTGCCACAAAGTACACGGTGTTTTGGGAATACCGGCTACTTGCGGTGTTTTGCAAAGCAACCACATAATTATCTGAGTCCAGTAGGTAAACGTCATAATGGGTAGGGTTGGCAAAATAAGTAACGCCATCATACGCAAATAGCGTAACCGCTGAACCTAAGACGTTTGCAGAACTGAGTGTTCGCGCAGTAATTGGCTGACCCGATCCCGATTGGTAAACAAATACGACAGCATTCGTGGATAAGCAAACGCTAGATATAGGTAAGTTCGCCCCGCTTCCGACACCTGTACTGGTTGGCGCGACCGTCGCTACGTTTGTTGCGCTTCGTACCGCATAAGTAAGCAGGTTGGTAGTGACAATATACCAAGCCAGCACGAACGAGTTGTCGCTACGCACCGCAATTGTTACTTGCCCGGCACCGCCGTTGGTAGTGCCAATTGATGTCCACGCATAAACTTGCGTCCCTGTGGCGCTGAACACCTTGTACACAAAAGAGGTTGCTCCGCCCTCAACACCGTACAAAATCCAGCTCCCATCAGGGCGCGGAACGGCTTGCAAAAAGTAAGCATTAAATGTGTAGGTTGTGTCTGTTGTTGCGGCGGTTACCAAAGTGCCCGCATTATTGTAAATAGCAAACACTGGTTGGCTTGATCCATTTATGGAGTAAATTACAAAACCCCCTCCAGTTAAGGCAATAACACCAACGTTGTTAAAACCACTTTGGCCTACGCCGGTAACGGTAATTTGCGCCACCACTTCGGTGTAATTTTCATCCACAATCCTAAAGGCACTGTTGCCAGTGGCTTGGATTTTGTAGACGACTACAATATTGCCACTTGTTAAAGTAGCTGCATAACTAAACCCCGTAACTGGGCCTGAATTGGCAATTACGCAGCAATCACCACTTGCTGTGGATGTCGTTGCCAGCCAAGTAGGTGCAGACACGCTATTTAAGATGGGCGCGGCAACAGTGATCGGGAACGTGGCCGAACTCGTGGATGTAACAGGATTAGCGTAGTCGCCATTACGGTTGTACACCAGACTGCCAGAAGAAAACCCAGCAACACTATTTACCGCCACTGTGACCGGAGTCAGGGCATTGTTCGTGCCGCCGCCAGTAGAAGTGGTCGTAGGAGCGGTGGGAAACCCGCTCAACCCAAATGATCCGTTTGCCATATTAGAAATCTCCGCCCATCGCAGTCACAACAAAAGATTCAGCATTCGCCGTCGATACACGCAAGGTGCAGCCGGGGCCAATGATGATCGGATAAAGGGTCTGGTAGGTCACGGCCTGCAAGCTCGCATTAAACGCTTGAACTGTAGTTGAAGGAGTAGTCGCAGTAACAGGCACCTCTTCGTACAGGAACGTGTTGGAAGCCGTATTCGACGCAGCGTCTGAACTCACAAATAGACGAACCATGCCAGCGGTCACGGTGCCAGTTCCGACAATAGTGATGCGCTCGATTCGAGAACCTCCGGGGTTTGTGGCATCAACAAATGCGGGGGCCGTCCATAAGATGGTGACCGTGCCCGTGCCATCACGATTGGTGTTAGCGGTTGAAATTGTCACCGACGCTTGTCGGGCATTTTTGGTGTACTGTGCGTTGGTAGACATTAACTGACTCCTGCGTTAATAAGTAAAAAGCTGGGGACGGATTGAACGATTGTCCCCACATCAACCCAAGTGGGCGCGCTGGCCGTGCCGTTGGTTTTAAGCACCTGCCCTGCTACCCCGTAGCTGCCATTGAACGCCACGGCGTTTGTGGGGCTCACTGTAACTGAATCAGCGGCATTATCGTTGGTTACCAAGCGCAGGTAATGACTTGATTTTGTACCTATCACTAAGTCTGTGCTGATCGAGTACATGTACACGATGTTGGCAGCTTGGAAAGGGCCAGTACCAACGTAGGTGGAACTGTTCATACCAAAATCGCCGTAATACGTCGATGCGGTACCCTGATCGTTGGAGACAATGAAGTCTACCGACGCCGACGAGCCGGTGCTGGTATTTTGGATGACTTGTTGGGCGTAGGCGTTGACCGAAGTCTGATAGGACGCGAAGGTGTTCGCATCCGAGTAGCTCAGCGTACCGTAGTTGATTGCACCCGTCGCCGAAGACCCTGTAATCGCACCATTGGCTGTCAGCGTGGCACCAGTCACCGATGTGGTGGCGGTGATGGATGTTCCTGCCGTGACAGTGGTTCCAGCCGAAACTGAGGTGGTTGCAGAAACTAATGTGCCCGCTGAAACCGATCCTGTGGCCGAAACATTGGTTGTGCCAAAAGTATTGGTGCTGCTGTTGAACGTCAGGTTGGAGTTGAACGTAGTATTTCCAACACCGCTTTGGAACGGAATCTGATACTGTGCTCCGCCACTGATATTTGTCGTGGTGGTTGCTGCTGGTGCATTAACCCAAGTTAGGTTCGTTCCGTTCCAGCCAAGAACAGTTCCTACGGTTATAGGCGCCGAAACAAAAGTAGTAGTGCCAGAACCGCTCTGGTAGACAACCTCATTGGCGCCGCCGCCAGCGATGTTGGTCGCTGTGGTGGCCGTGGTCGCAGTAGAGGCCGATCCTGCCGAGGTAGCAAAACCGGCGGTGGCTGCTACGCCAACTGTCAGGCTGGCCGGGTTCACATACGTTGGATTTGTGCCATTTGACACAAGAACAAAGGTGTTTGAGCCGACGGGCAAATAGGCCGGTGTGGTGCCATTGGAGTACAACAACGATCCAGTTGCTCCAAGAGCCACAGAGGTGGGTGCAGTGCCGTTGGAATAAATGATTGAGCCAGCCGTCCCGATGGAAGCATAGGCGGGCACAGTGCCGTTGGCATACAGAATCGAACCTTGAGCCCCAATAGCCAAAGATGTAGGTGCGGTGCCGTTGGTGTAAACAATCGCACCAGCAGCGCCTAAGGTGGCATAGGCAGGCAAGGAACCCGTCGAATACAGCAAGGAATTGGCTGCGCCTATGGGCAGGTAGGCTGTAACGCCAGTTGCGCTCTGATAGACCACAGAGCCCGCAGAACCACCCGGCAAATTACCTGTGGAGATTGCCCCATCAGCAAGTACCGCGACCGCGCCGGTGTTGGAATTTTTGTAGTATAGCTTGCCGTTGTAGGCATTAACCGCTAACTCACCATAGGCAAGGTCGGCCGCCAGAGGCGTATTACCATTGATGGTGCTGTAGTAAAGCTGTAAAAGGGTGCCGCCTGCTGCTGCCATTTTTTAATCTCCAAATCAGGTGTTGCCGTCCACATAACCGCCGTAAGGATACGACGGTGTGGTCAGGTCTGTCAAAGGCAGGTCTGGGCGAGGGAAGCGCAAATTGATGCGTTCAGTCTGACGAGCCGGTAGGCGATAGGGGTCAAACTGGTCCTTGCAGCCCTGATCGCAGACGCGCAGGCCGGGGAAGTTAGGGTCCGAACTCATTACCGCCAACGGACGCTTCATTTTGCAGCGGTCACAGATGGCTATCGCCAGCGATGACATTCCTTCGGTGTTTAAAAATCTTGGCATATTTACCTCGTGTAAACAGAGATATTAGGCGCCAAATAGATCGGAGACTTGTCTCGCTCCTCCGATTCTGCATCGTTCAGGTACTGCGCGGCCATTTTTTCAAGATACCCAATGCGGTCGAGTGGAACACCGGGCAACTCCAAAGACATGCGGTGGGATAAATTCATCAGGATGGCCTCGTACCAGCGCTGCGGTATCTCCAACTGGCCCGAAAGTGCGCCAACGTCCATGATCTGGCGCGAATACCATACCGTCATCTGCACAAACGTGTCAGAAGGCACCGGCCAGAGGTACATGGTCGGCTGCGGGATGGTCCGGTTGAACCAGAACTGAAACGGCTGGTTGGCCGTGAAATTCTTGTTTGGCAGGTTGGTGTAGTCGTCACGGTTCAGGCGCGACATCTCAATTTCGCGGCTGTTGTTACCCAAGTACCACTCGCGGATCGCCAAAGTGGTGTTCCCAAAGGCCTGAATGCGGTAATACTGGACATTGGCGCCCGGGTCAATGTCTTGCCATATCCACTGCTTGTCGGTCACCGTAACGGCTGTGGCGGTGTACAGAGTCGTCCAGTTGATGTTGTCGTTGGACGACTGGTAGTAGTAGCTCCATGTGGCCGTGCCGCCGCCTGAGACGTATGGCATCAGGCCGATTGAGCCAATGTACTGGGGATTTGAGCCGCCGTAATCAACCACAATGTTGCCATTGGAGGTTGACTGCTGGCAGTAGGTCGTGATGTCGTCATCGGCCACGTTTGCGGTCACTCCGCCTGCCGACGAGGTGTAGGTGCCGGTGGGCTGGTTTAGCGTCCTGTAGAGCACATTTAAGGCGTCTACGGCGCCCTCAGGCAGGGAATAGATGTACTCGTTGGCGTTCAGGCCAATAACCGTCTTGTTGATGGCCCAGTAGTTGATGCCGAGGTTGGCAAGGTTGGACAGCAGGATGAACAGCGACTCTTTGGATGAGGCAACCTGCTCAGACGTCAACTCCTCGGCCAGCTTGCCACAGCGACGAGCGCCGTGGTCGATAAGCTGCTGTACCGTGATAACTGTCTGACCGACGGTCCCAGAGTAAGCCATTGGAGTTCCTTTACCAGCCGGGGCAATCCCAGCGCTTTAACGACGCCTTCGCACGAGGTGCATCGCCCTTGGAATGCTCCACTACCCCACTCATGCGGGCGCAGAACGAATCCTTGCGTGCCCCGCCTTGCGGCTGGGGTGCCTTCAGGTGCGATCCAGTTTCCCGATTGTACTTGGCACGGCCCTTGGCTGTCAGCCCCGCCCCTGCCTTTGTTGATAGTTTTTCACCCCGTCCGACAGCCAAGCTTGGACCGCCATCAGCTTTTCCTTGAACCGTTTTAGCGGACTCTCGGAAGGCGTCAGCCGTTGGCGCACCTTCGCTACCCACTCGGCGCATCTTTTCGCCAGAGCCTTCAGCGATTCTTTCGCGTTTTTTATGAATGTTTTCATACAAACCGCCTCCTTTAAATTTTTTGCCCTCATCAGCCTTGTCAAATTCTTTTCCGACTTTTTGAGGGATGCCCACCTTCTTGGCGAACGCAGGGTTATGTGCGACCGCCGCCATCAAATTGTGCTGGGAAGATGATTTGCTTGGCATGATTAGTCTGGGTTTTTAATGTAGATGCCTTCAAACTCAGCAGAAACATTTGAAGCCCCCGCTGAAGCAATCGCCCTAATCTCGATGTCTGTCTTTTCAGTAAAAGCAAGGGGGGTGTGTAGGTCAAGTATGAAGTCACCGTTGCCGGGGGTACGCGCTGAACTTTGAATTCTAAACACGCCACCCAATGGGCGCTGAATCAACTGAAAGTTGGTCGATGCGTTTGCGGTTGAGTTTGCGGATGTGAAGTAAACTCCCATCAAATACAAGGTGTACCCTGCTGGCACTGTCCAAAACGCCATTTGTGTTTGGTTTGCGGTAAGGGTAATCATGCCGTAAACGGTTGCAGGTACACCAGAAGTAACAGTGCCTGTACCAGCATAGATAGTGCCTGCGGCAGTTGCTCCAGAACCAGCGGTGGTCACATACATACGAGAAATACGCAAGTAACTGTTGCCAGTGTTGACTGCTGTTTGCCCATCTAAAAGGACAGACTCGCTAATTTCGTTGTAATTTGCATCAAGACCAAAAATAGCAATTGTTCTTGCGCCAGTTCCGCCAGAAGCATCGTCTGCGCTTGAACTAGAAATTTTCATTACAGTGGCAGAAGCGGGGTACACATATGTACCGCCTTGCGCCCAAACTGTTTCAACAGATGTACCAACATCGCCGTTGATACCAAATTTAAATAAGGTTTTGTGACCATCAACTTGCCCACGGGCAACTTGCAATTCAAACGGCTCATATGCGCCTTGGCGCGTTGCGGAAGAGTAAGTTCCCATTATTT